GATTCTTCCGGAAGCTGTCAAGGTTCTGAGCATCAAGAAATCCTCATGATTACGCTGAAAGAGGCTAAGAACTATCTCCGTGTAGATTTTGACGAGGACGACAGGCTGATTTCTGATTTGCTGCTGACTGCGAAAAAACTCTGTATGGATGTCGGCAGAATGACAGAAGAACAATTCGAGGAGAACGAGGACACCACCAGAACGGCGATGCTGTTCACGGTGTCCTATCTCTACGAAAACCGCAATACTGCGGACTTCAAGAAGCTCACGCTCCAGCTCAGGGCGATTTTATTTGAACAGAGAGAGGGTGTTGTCTGATGGAAATCGGAAACATGAATCAGCGGATTACTATTCTTGAAAATCATGCAAAAAAAGACAGCATCGGCAATCACCTGAACGTCTGGGAAGAAATCACATCATGCTGGGCGGAAGTCAGGGTCAGAAATCTGCAAAGCTCCTCGGAAAAGACCGATACAGGTGTCACACGGGAGGTCAGAACGATTATTTTCACGGTTCGTCAGAGTCCAAACCTTTATTACATCAATTCTACCACGCACAAAATTTTATTCAGGAATAAAATTTATAATATCATTTCGGTGCAGATTGATTATGCAAACGGCGGATACATGACGATAACCTGTGAAATTCATGAGGCAGGTGTTCACGATGAATAGTTCCAGCAAAATCGACATTGATGAGCTAACAAAAGAAGTCATGAAAGGCTTGCAGGAATACAGCGAACTTGCCGACAGCGAGATGAAAAAGGCGGTCAGAAAGACAGCAACATCGGTGAAAAAAGAGATTTCTGCCAATGCTCCCAAGCTGACAGGCGACTATTCCAAAAGCTGGCGGGCATCTCTGACTGAAGAAAGAAGTCATGCCATGCACATGACTGTCCATGCCAATCCGCCGGAATACAGGCTTGCGCATTTGCTGGAAAACGGTCATGCCAAGCGTGGCGGCGGTCGTGTGGAAGGACATCCGCATATCGCTCCTGCCGAGAAAAACGGAGAAATCCTGCTCGAAACGCTCATCGGAAAGGCTCTGTCATGACTTACGAAGAAATCAACGAAATGATGATGGAAACCGGACTGCCGTTCGCTTACCATCATTTTGCAGAGGGCGAGTCGCCTGACCCGCCTTTTGCACTATTTTTATCGCTGGGCGAGAATACATTCGGTGCGGACAATCTGATGTATCATAGTTTCAAACAGCTTGATATTGAACTGTATACCGACAGAAAATCCCCTGAAATGGAACAAATCATTGAAGATGTTCTCACGGAGCATCACATTTTTTATGAAAAATCTGAAATTTGGATAGAGTCAGAACGGCTCTATGAGGTACTTTACGAAGTGGAGGTATAATTTTATGGCACTCAAGAAAAACAAAGTTAAATACGGCTTGAACATGGTGCATTATGCGAAAATCACAGCATGGTCTGATGATGGTGTTCCCACATTTGCGACACCTGTCAGACTCCCCGGTGCAGTTTCTCTTTCGGTTGATGCAAGTGGCGAAGCATCGAATTTTTATGCTGACAATGTAGTGTATTTTGTCATCAATAATAATGCCGGTTATGAGGGCGACCTCGAAGTGGCTCTTGTCACAACTGAATTTGCAATGGAAATTCTCGGCGAACTTCTGGACGATAAGGGCGTTCTGGTTGAGAAAAATGATGCAGAACTGGCACAGTTTGCACTCCTCTTTGAATTTGAAGGGGACAAGAATAAAATCCGTCATGTGCTTTACTGCTGTTCTGCAAGCCGTCCCAAGACGGAAAGCAGCACCAAAGAGGAATCCACCGAAGTCAAAACGGAAACGCTCTCCATCAAATCGACTGCCTTGCCGAATGGTCTCGTCAAGTGCAAAACCTGCGAAAAGACGGACGAAACAACCTACAATAACTGGTACAAGTCTGTCTATATCCCGAATATCAGCACGGCAGCAGCGACAACAACCAAATCCGCAAAAAGTGCATAAGGAGAATTTTACATGGCTATTAAAAAAATCATCACAATTGACGGCATTGATGTTCCTTTCAAGGCGAGTGCAGCCGTACCCCGCCTTTACAGAATGAAGTTCCAGCGTGACATTTACAAGGACTTTGCTGTTTTGCAGAAATCTGTCAATGAACAGAAAAAAGCTGATACTGCTGATACTCCGGAAGATATGGAAGAAAATCCTGCTCCCCGTGAATCCGGTCTGGACATTGAAAGTCTGGAGGTCTTTGAAAATCTGGCGTGGACAATGGCGCATCATGCCGACCCTGAAAATGTTCCTGATGACCCGAATGACTGGCTGGAAAGTTTCAATGTCTTTTCGATTTATGAGGTTCTTCCGAAACTTATCGAACTATGGGGCTTGAATACACAGTCAATGGCGGAATCTAAAAAAAAGCTCGCCCAATTGACAGGGAAATGACCACTCCGTTATTTCTGCTCCGGTGTAAGCAGTTAGGGCTTTCCATGCAGGAGCTTGAACTGCTTACAATCGGGCTTATCGATGATATGTTCATCGAAAAGGAAAACGACGATTTTGATTACCCATCACTTGCAACACAAAATGATTTCAATAATTTTTAACTATAAATAGATAATTTTATTTGATATGCGTTGTGTGTCACTCTGTCATATACTTCTGCTCTTTTTCCATCGTTAAAGCGTTCAAGAGAGCCAACCAGATAACCAGTAATTCTGCGGATTCTCTGAAACGGAATGTCAGCAAATTCATATTTCAGGTCAACAAAATCCCCATCAACAGTAATTGTCAGCTTTTCGATAGGTCTGTTAGGATTTTTATTTTTCACATGAGTAATGTAGGCATCTATTTCCTGCTGAGGAATTGTTTCTCCGATTACTTCAATTTTCATTATAATCACCTTTCTTTATTTTAGTTGGGAAGCCTACATTATTATAAACCATTTTACTAAAAAAGTCAACTACAAGATATAGTGAGGTGAAAGCATATGGCAAACAGAATCCGTGGAATCACAGTTGAGATAAATGGCAACACAACTGGGCTTCAAAAATCACTCGAATCCGTCAACAAGGACATCAAAGGTACTCAGTCTCAACTGAAAGATGTGGAGCGACTGCTCAAACTTGACCCGACAAATACAGAACTGCTTTCTCAGAAACAGAGGCTTCTTGCTGATGCTGTCACCTCCACAAGCAATAAACTTGCAACCCTCAAAAGAGCAAGTGAACAGGCGGCTCAGACGAAGGACAACTATGACGCATGGCGTGAGAAATATGACCCCATCAAGCAGAAAATCGGCGAAACGGAAACCAAACTGCATGACCTGAAAGAACAGTCAAAAACGGCGGATGAACAGCTTGCAAAAGGCGAAATTTCGCAGGAAAAGTACGACCAACTGCAAAATGAAATCAAATCGACATCTAATGAATTGAAAGCCTTGAAGCAGTCCGCAAAGGATGTCTCTGACGAGTTCGGCAATCCTATTTCTCCGGAACAGTATGATGCTTTGCAAAGAGAAATCATTGATACAGAGCAGGAACTCCGAAATTTACAGCAGGAAGCGAATAATTCCAGTGTGGCTCTTTCCAAAATGTCCGCTGTCGGTGAAAAGATGCAGGAAGTCGGCGATAAAATCTCTGGTGTAGGAGAAAAGCTGATGCCTGTCACTGGTGCTGTCGCAGGACTCGGAACTCTCGCTGTCAAAACAGGTGCGGAATTCGATGCCGAAATGTCCAAAGTCGGAGCGATTTCCGGCAAAGTGGCTGATGAAGACTTGCCTGCCATCGTTGAGAGTGCCGAAGAAATGGGGCTTGCTTTTGAGGAAGGGGCGGACTCCACTGAAACGGCGATGAACATCATCCGTGCAAAGGCGAGGGAGATGGGGAGCCAAACGAAATATTCGGCGAGCGAGGCAGGTCAGGCTTTCGAGTACATGGCAATGGCTGGCTGGAAAGCCGATGACATGATTAACGGCATCGAGGGTATCATGAATCTGGCGGCGGCTTCCGGTGAGGAACTCGCTACTACTTCCGATATTGTCACTGATGCTTTGACAGCATTAGGTATGTCGGCACAGGATTCCGGACATTTCGCTGATGTCCTTGCGGCTGCTTCAAGTAACGCAAACACCAATGTGTCGCTGTTAGGTGAATCTTTCAAATATTGTGCGCCTGTCGCTGGTTCAATGGGTGCATCTGCGGAGGATTTGGCAATTGCTCTCGGCTTGATGGCAAATGCCGGAATCAAGGGTTCTTCCGCTGGCAACTCGCTGAAAAACGCTCTTGTAAACCTCGTAAAGCCTACTAAACAGCAGGCAGCGGCAATGGAGGCTCTTGGCTTAATTACGACCGAAACCGTCAATGTTATCGACCAAGCCGAAATTGACAAGGCACAGGCAAAAGTCGAAAGCAAGACGCTCGATTTGGAGAAAGCACAGATTGCCTACAACAAAGCACTTGAAAAGTACAGCACCGATTCCACGCAGGTGCAGACCGCTACAGCAAACGTGGAAAAAGCCCAAATCAAGCTGAATGATGCCATTGCAAAATATGGTGCAGACTCTTCACAGGCTCAGACAGCAACCATCAATCTCGAGCAGGCACAAAATAAGTTAAACCTTGTCATGTCGCAGACCGGAGAAAATTCTCCGGAAGTGCAGACAGCACTCATTAATCTGCAAAAAGCTGAAAATAATCTGACCGATGCACAGAACTCTCTGACAAAAGCACAGGAAGGCACAATCGAAACAGTCGGCACGGGACAGTCTGTGTTTGTTGACGAAGCCGGAAACATGAAAGAACTTGGAGAGATTATGAACATTCTCCGTGAAAATCTTGGTGCTGTCAATGTTGACCTCGTTGATGCAGAAGGGAACACCCGTGACTATGACGACATTATCGCAGAACTGGAACAGTCTGAAGAAGGTCTGACGCAGGCTGAACAGCTTAAAAATGCAGCGATTATCTTTGGCAAACAGAATCTCTCCGGTATGCTTGCGATTATCAATGCTTCCGAAAATGACTACAACGACCTGACAGAAGCGATTTATGGCTGTGAGGGAACTGCTCAGAATATGGCGGAAACCATGCAGGACAATCTGCAAGGTCAGTTGACAATCCTGAAATCTCAGCTTGAAGAATTAGCCATTTCGTTCAGTGATATTCTGATGCCGACTATCCGTGCGATTGTATCTAAAATTCAGGCTTTTGCGGATAAATTAAATTCCCTGTCGCCTGAAATGAAAGAAACTGTCGTGAAAATTGCCCTGATTGCGGCGGCGATTGGACCTGCTTTAATTGCCATCGGCAAAGTCATCAGCACGGTGGGAACAATCCTGACGGTCATTCCAAAAGTCGTCAATGCCATCAACATGGTGAAAACAGCAATGTCCGCCATGAATCTGACGTTCCTGACAAATCCTGTTTTCCTTGTGATTGCGGCTGTGACTGCACTGGTAGCGGCATTTGTGTATTTTTGGAATACCAGTGAGGGATTCCGAAACTTCTGGATTGGCTTATGGGAGGAAATTCAGAACACGCTCTACAGCTTTTTTGAGGCTTGGGAAACAGGCTGGAATGCGATTGTTGAGTTTTTCAGAAATCTGTGGAGCAGTTTTCAGGAGAATTTCCAGACTGGAATGACCATTCTGCATGACACTTTTTCATCTATCTGGAATGCGATTTC